CCCCCGCCGCGCAACACTACCCAGCGTGACCCGGTGCCTCAGGCACCGCAGGCAAAAACAGACCCGGCACCGGATGAAAATGCGATCCGCGCGCAGGTGATGGCTGAGCAGAAAGCCCGTGTTAACGCTATCGGCGATCTCTTTGCCATGTTCGGCAACAAACATATGGAACTGCAGAATCAGTGTGTGGCCGACCCTGATTGTTCCGTCGATAAGGCGAAAGATTTGCTGCTGGCAGAACTCGGTAAAACGGCCACGCCGTCCAATAAAACCACCCAGCCGCATATTCATGCGGGCAACGGTAACTTCGTCGCGGATGGTATTCGCCAGGCACTGATGGCGCGTGCCGGGTTCGAAGGTCAGGAGCGGGATAACGTTTATAACGGTATGACGCTGCGCGAGTATGCGCGTATGGCCCTGACAGAAAAAGGTATCGGCGTGGCCAGCTACAACCCGATGCAGATGGTTGGCCTGGCGCTGACCCACAGCACCTCTGACTTTGGCAACATTCTGCTTGATGTTGCGAACAAAGCGCTGATTCAGGGCTGGGACGAGGCGCAGGAAACCTTCGAGCAGTGGACCAAAAAAGGCCAGCTGTCGGACTTCAAAACGGCGCATCGTGTCGGTATGGGTGGTTTCCCTTCTCTGCGACAGGTGCGCGAAGGGGCTGAGTACAAGTACATCACTACCAGTGACAAAGGCGAAACCATCGCGCTTGCCACGTATGGTGAAATCTTCTCAGTAACCCGCCAGGCTATCATCAACGACGATCTGAACCAGCTTACCGACGTACCGATGAAGATGGGGCGCGCGGCGAAAGCAACGATTGGCGATCTGGTTTACGCCATTCTGACCAAAAACCCGAAACTCTCAGACGGAAAGGCGCTGTTCCATGCCGATCACAAGAACCTGAGCTCGGGTGCAATTTCTGTGGCCAGCCTGGACGAATCGCGCAAGCTGATGCGTCTGCAGAAGGAGGGGGAGAGAACCCTGAATATCCGTCCGGCCTACATGCTGGTGCCCGTCGCCCTGGAAACTCTTGCAAATCAGACCATCAAGTCGGCCAGTGTTAAAGGTGCAGACATCAATGCCGGGATCGTTAACCCTATCCAGAACTTTGCAGAAGTCATTGCCGAACCACGCCTGGATGAAGCTGATGCGAAAGCCTGGTATCTGGCTGCCGCGAAGGGCACCGACACCATCGAGGTCGCTTATCTCAACGGCGTCGACACGCCATACATCGATCAGCAGGAAGGCTTCACCACTGATGGTATTGCCACGAAAGTGCGTATTGATGCTGGCGTGGCGCCGCTGGACTATCGCGGCATGACCAAATCCTCTGGTCAGTAAAAAACAGTCCTGACAAACAGACGCCCGTAAGGGCTTTTTTTATACCTGAAACCAGCCCCGCAAGGGGCTGAATGGAGAAGTTATGGCTAAGAACTATGCGCAGGACGGGAAAACGATCCCTCTGGTAAACAGTGGTGCAACCGATGTTCACAGCGGCGACCCGGTTGTTGTTGGAAAACTTATCGCGGTGGCAATTACCGATATCCCGGCTGGCGATACCGGGGACGGTTTTACTGAGGGTGTATTCCTCCTGCCAAAAGTTTCCGCAGATGCGGTTACTGCCGGGGCGCAGGTGTATATCAAGGACGGCAACATCACGATCGAAGAAACGGACGCCGTTGCCGCGGGCATCGCCTGGGAAGATGCAGGGGCAAACACCACCGTTGTTGAAGTTAAGATCAATGCCTAACCCCTTTGACCGAATGGCGGCGCGCATGGACGCGGCCACCATAAAAAAGATGGGAAAGACAGCGATCATCAATGGCAGCAGCTATGACGTTGTTCCCGCCGAGCAGCTCGAGGAAATGGGGCCATTGTCGGGAACAGGTACTTCGCTGGTGGTTTTCTCTGAGCTTTACCAGCCACGCCGAAACGACAGCGTCGACTACGACGGTAAGAACCTGACCGTTACCCGCTATGACATGTTCAACGGGAAACCCCGCATCCATCTCGAATGAGGAGGCGCTATGTCTGTGAAAGGACTGGAAAGGGCTATTCAGAACCTGAACAGCCTCAGCCGGTTAATCGTTCCTGAGGCAACCGCAAAAGCACTTAACCGGGTGGCCAGCAGAACGATAAGCCAGGGGAGCAAAGCTGTAGCGAAAGAAGCAACAGTTGATGATAACCGGAAAAAGGGGCTTCCGGTTCGTCTGGTCCGGCAGCGTTCCCGTCTGCGCAAGGCCCGCCACGATCGCCCGGTCGCGTCGATAAAAATCAACCGCGGTAATCTTCCCGCGATTAAGCTCGGCACGGCGCGCGTCCGGCTCTCGCGTAAAAAAGGGGCCAGAAACGGAGCGGGTAGCGTACTCAAAATCGGACCCTATACCTTTCGTAACGCTTTTATTCAACAGCTTGCGAACGGGCGCTGGCAAGTCATGCGGCGCGTAGGTCAGGCCCGTTATCCGATTGATGTGGTCAAAGTTCCTCTTGAGACACCGCTCACCGTGGCATTCACCGCTATTTCAAAGCGCCTTATTGAAAGCGATATGCCTAAAGAACTTTCCGCAGCCCTGAAAAACCAACTGAGGATTCACCTGAAGCGATGAACAGACACAGCGCAATTCGTGCAGCCATTCTGGCAAAACTGAAAGCCGAGATCACCGACACGGTCACCTGGTTTGACGGGCGCCCTGTTTTTCTTGAAGAGCAGGATCTCCCTGCCGTGGCTGTTTACCTTTCAGACGCGGAGTACACCGGCGATTCGCTTGACGAAGATTCGTGGCAGGCGGTTGTTCACATCGAGGTATTTCTTAAAGCCTCCAGCCCCGACAGCGCGCTTGATTCCTGGATGGAAGAGAAAGTGTATCCGGCAATGGCCTTCATACCGGGTCTGACCGAACTGGTCGAGACGTTCACCCCGCAGGGTTATGACTATCAGCGGGATGATGAAATGGCCACCTGGGGTTCTGTCGATTTCACGTACTTAATCACCTATTCAATTTAAGAGGTACTTATGCCTACTCCAAACCCGCTGGCACCCGTAAAAGGCGCCGGTACCACACTCTGGCTTTACACCGGAACGGGCAACGCTTTCGCTAACCCACTCTCGGATATCGACTGGAACCGTCTGGCGAAAATTAAAGAGCTGACGCCGGGCGAGATGACCGCCGAATCGTATGACGACACTTACCTCGACGACGAAGATGCCGACTGGAACGCGACGGCCCAGGGGGCAAAATCTGCTGGCGATACCTCGTTCACCCTCGCCTGGAAGCCGGGTGAAGAAGGGCAAAAAGACCTGGTCGCATGGTTTATTGATGGCTCAGTACGCTATTACAAAATCAAATACCCGAACGGTACCGTCGACGTTTTCCGCGGCTGGTGCAGCAGCCTGGGTAAAGCCATTCCGGCAAAAGAGGTCATTACCCGTACAGCGAAAATCACCAATACCGGCAAGCCGGAACTGGCAGAAGAAAGCGGGACCCCGAATATCCCCGTGACCGGCGTTACGCTCGATAAAGCCACGGTAAGCGTGGCCGTCGGCGCAACAACAACGCTCAATGTGACGGTTAACCCTGCCAGCGCCTCAGATACCTCGTTCCGCGTGGCAACCTCTGACGGGGCAAAAGCAACGGTCACCGTTAGCGGCAATGCGATCACGGTCACCGGCGTGGCGGCAGGCACCGCTGACATTATTGTTATGACCAGCGACGGTAATTTCGTTGCGGTCTGCAAAGTCACCGTAACAGCAGCATAAGGAAAGGCTCATGTTTCTGAAAAAAGATAATTTCACCTGGCAAAAAGAGTCCCTGACCATCTTCGAGCTGTCGGCCCTTCAGCGTATTGAGTTCCTCACGTTTATGGCAAATGAGGAGAAGGCCGTCAGCGCTGACAGCGATGGCATAAGCGATCAGGAAGTCACGACCCGGCTGATAGGTTCAAATATTCGCTGCGGTGCGCGCTTGATCGCGATGTCTTTGTGGCATAACGATCCGGCCGGCACGGATGTGGAAAAGTTGTATCAGCAGGTCCTGAGCGGCTGGCCGCCGGAGGCTATCGGCAAAGCCGAAATGCAGGTCAAGCTACTATCAGGCATGTTATTCCCCGTTGAAGATGAGAAAGGTGATCATCAGGACGTGGAGGGTGTAACTGAATCCTCTGCTAACGAAGAATCCGTTACCGCGGAAAAGCCCTTGCCAGCGAGCTGAAGTTTGTCCTGAATTTGGCGCGCGAGTTCGGTCGACCCGACTGGCGCGCCATGCTGGCTGGGATGACTTCCAGTGAACTGGGCGACTGGCACCTGTTCTACCGGGAGCATTATTTTCAGGACGCACAGCTCGATGCGCATTTCTCCGGGCTGCTTTATTCCATCTCTACTCTTTTCTTCCGCGATCCGGAACTTACCCCCGCACATTTCAGCCTGCTTTCTCCTTCGGAAAGCGTCATCAGCGATGACGAGCCGGATGATGATACGCTGATGACCGCCGCTGAGGGGATAACAGGAGGTATCCGATATGGCCCAGCAGATTAGCGACCTGGTCATCAACCTTGATGTCGACAGTGCCACTTTTAGCGAGCAGGTTGCCCGTATAAAGGGGCAGCTAACCGGAATGGGGGACGAATCCGAAAAAGTCCGTACACGTATGCAACAGGCCGCAGAATTGCAGGCCTCGGCGCTTGCTAATGCAGCTGCAGGCAGCGGTGCGGCCATGTCGGATATGTTGGCTCAGCAGTCAACGGCTGCAGCTGGTCTTAGCGCTGACATGCAAAAAGTCGGCGAGTCCGTTGAACAAACCTACCAGCGAGTGGCTGGATTAAGTGAGCAACTCAGGGAGAACGCATCCCGGGCATCAGCGCTTGCGCAGCAACAGGATGCGCTGGCGGCGTCGTTCTATCGACAGATTGATGGCGTGAGGTCGCTGACCGGAGAAACGGACTCTCTGTCGTCGGTTCAGGAGCAATTCCGGAAGGCCCGTGCGCAGGGGAATATCACGCAGCAGGATTATCTTGCGCTGATATCCCAGACCACGGCCCGGCAAAAAGAACTACAACAGGCCGAAGAAAAAGCCAGTCAGGCTCGATCCCGGTTTCTCCAACAGCTCAAATCACAGGTTGAAGAACAAAAATTATCCAGAACCGAATTACTGAATCTGAAGGCCGCGCAACTGGGTGTAAGTGAAGAAGCTGCACCACTTATTGCAAGACTTCAGGAACAGGAAAATGCATGGAGAAGAGGAACGCTCAGTGCCGGGCAGTATCGCCAGGCGATCCGTATGTTACCCGCTCAGTTTACGGATATTGCAACCTCGATAGCAGGTGGAATGCCGCTGTGGATGGTCCTAATGCAGCAGGGCGGGCAAATCAGCGATTCATTCGGTGGAGTCGGTAATCTTTTCCAGATTATCAAAGAGGAGTTACTGGGGATTAAATCATCCGCAGATGAATCCGAGGAATCACTTTCTGAAAATGCCAATGCACTGGCGGAGAATACAGAACACAGCAGAGGTTTTCTGAGGGCTCTGACTCCAGTACGTCTTGCTATGGGTGGGCTAGTCGGGGGGCTGGCACTACTGGCCGTTGCCTGGTACAAAGGCAGCAGTGAAGCATCTGAATTTAATAAACAGCTTATTCTGACGGGGAATTATGCCGGTAAGACAACCGGACAGCTGAGCGATTTAGCTCGCAAAATTTCAGAAACGGCAGGTGTTACCACCGGAAATGCAGCTGCCACTCTTGCGAAGGTTGTTGGTAGCGGGCAGTTCCGGGGAAACCAGCTGGAATACATCACCACGACGGCTGCAGCAATGGAGGACGCGGTCGGGCAGTCGGTGGATAAAACCCTCGCGAACTTTAAGAAATTATATGATTCGCCATCACAGGCGTCAGAAGAGCTTAACCGTCAGCTACATTACCTCTCGGCAGCTCAGTTCCAATATATTTCCGAGCTTGAGCGCAGGGGTGATAAAGAGGCGGCAGGAGAGAAGGCCGCGCAGGCTTATAGTGCTGCTGAGCAACAGCGAAGCCAGCAGGTACTTGATAACCTGGGTCTGATAGATCGCTTTGTTCGTGGCGTAACGGATACATGGGGCGCTTACTGGGATGCCGCCCTTGGTATTGGTCGCCAGCAAACGGCCAGCGATCAGCTGGAGTCTGTCAGGGCACGGATAAAAACCCTGACGGATAACACCCGGCCGGGTGTTTTTGGAATGGGCAATACTGGTGATGGGGGTGCAGCAGAAAAAGAGCTGGCTGCATTACGTCAGAAGGAAAGTGAACTTACTTTTGTGATTCGTTCACAGGAGGGTTACAACCAGGCACAGGTCAAATCGCAGCAGCTGAATACTGAAGGAGTGAAAGCACAGGGGATTCTGAACAAGTACCTGGACGCAGGAGCGAGCAAAGCACAGAAAAGGGCAGATGCTGAAAGGGAACTCAATAAAGCCATCACAACAAATGCTGAATTGGTCAAAAAAACGCAATTTCTTCCAGAGGGACAGCGTGTTAAGCCGCTCAGTAAGGCAGAGATTGCTCAGGCCAGAAAGGGGATAGAGGAACTCTATAAGGATCCAAAAGTCCCCAAGTCGAAAGGATACACCACTCCTGCTGGTGATAAGGCAGAGGAAAAAGCTCAGGCTGAACTCCTCACCCTTCAGGCCCAGCTTAAAACGCTCGAGCAGCATACCAGCGTAAACGACGTCATAAGCAAACAGCGTCAGGATCTCTGGCAGACTGAAAATCAGTTCACCGTTCTGCAGGAGGCCGCGGGGCGTCGTCAGCTTACGGTGAAGGAAAAATCCCTGCTGGCGCACAAGGAAGAAACGCTCGAGTACAAGCGGCAGCTGGCCGATCTGGGCGATAAGGTTGCCAGCCAGCAAAAGCTCAACCAGCTGGCCGATCAGGCCGTGAAGTTTGAGCAGCAGCAAAAAGCCGCCAGGGCGGGCCTGCAGGCTCAGTCTGAGGGGGTATCCACCCGGGAAGCCGGGCGACAAACTACGCTGCAGCGTCTCAGCGAAAGCTATTCGTACAACCCTCAGGCGCAGCAGAAAGTTCTTGAAGAGCAAAGGGCGACGTTTGAGGCTGAAGATGCCCTGCGCGCAAACTGGCTGGCCGGTGCGAAACAGGGCTGGGCCGAATATCAGGATTCTGCGACAAACGTTTTCAGCTCTGTTCAGCAGATTTCGCAGGCTACGTTCAGCGGGCTGGCGGGCCAGCTTACCAGCCTGACGACAACCGGGAAGGCGAGCTTCAGGGACTTCACCAGCTCGATCCTTAAAATGATTGTGTCCGTTATCAACCAGCTGCTGGTGGCTTACACCATCCAGAGCGCAATGGGCTGGGTTAGCGGCGGGGCGAAAACCTCCTCTGCAGGTCAGTCATTCGCGGTCCCGTCATACCGGCCACAGGGTTTTGACGTGGGCGGTTTTACCGGGCACGGCGGCAAGTACGAGCCAGCCGGTATCGTTCACCGCGGGGAATTCGTCTTCACCAAAGAATCAACCAGCCGCATCGGCGTGGCTAATCTCTATCGCCTGATGCGCGGGTATGCCTCGGGCGGTCTGGTCGGCGGCGGGAGCGCAGCCGGTGCTGGCATGGGCGGGATCAGTGTTTATGCCCCAGTTAGCATCAGCCAGCAGGGGAGTGACGGAAGCATAAATCAGGCGAACGCCACGGGGACGGCGAAACAGCTGCAGGCGATTGTTCAGCAGACAATCACCGAGCGACTGAAAAAAGAAATGTCCGCAGGCGGCGTGCTTTATTCGAGGAGGACACTGTGACAGACACGTTTACCTGGCGCACGAGAAAAACAGCGCAGGGCTCTGAAACAGCCCGAACGCTGCAGGCCCAGTTCGGGGATGGCTACAAACAGATAGCAGGGATGGGGATCAACGACAAACAGGAAACGTGGAATCTGGACTGGACGGGAACCAGACAGGAGGCGGCTGCGCTGCGCGCTTTTCTGATGTCGCACGTTACTAAATCGTTCTGGTGGACCACGCCATGGGGTGAAAAAAAGCTGTTCAGAATGAAAGCCGATTCGTTCAGCGTTTCTTTCCCTACCGGGAAAAAAGCCACTGTGGCCTTCATTTTTGAACAGGCGTTCGCGCCCTGATTTTCTCGACAAACACTGAAAGCTGCCTCTGGGCGGCTTTTTTTATGGGGGAAGTATGAGTTTTACGGCAGACATCCAACAGCTTGAGCCCGGCAGCGTTATTCAGCTGATTGAGATCGACGGCACTGAATTCGGTATGGATCAGGTGCTGCGTTTTCATGCGCACAATATTCAGGAAGAGGGGTGGGCAGCCTTCGCCGCAGCAAATCTGCCCGCCATTATCTGGCAGGGAAACCAGTACGATCCCCATCCCTACGAACTGAAGGGGATGGAGTTATCGAGTACAGGTTCCCAGCCAACGCCCACGCTGTCCGTCGGGAACGTCGGAAACTATGTCACCGCGCTGTGTCTTGAATATGACGATATGGTCAGGGCTAAGGTCAAAATCCATACCACGCTTTCGAAGTATCTCGATGCCGCCAACTGGAAAAACGGTAATCCGGGTGCCAGCCCGGCCGATGAGCGCGTACAGCTCTTTTACGTCAATGCTAAAACCGCAGAGACGCGGGTACAGGTTGATTTCGAGCTGTGTTCTCCTTTCGATATTCAGAGCCTGCAGCTGCCGACACGGCAGATTACGCCTGTCTGCACCTGGTGTATGCGGGGCTGGTACCGAAGCGGGACCGGATGCGATTACAACGGCACGAAATACTTTACCAAAGACGGTACGCCGACCGATGACCCGTCGAAAGACGTTTGTGGCGGCCGCCGGCAGGATTGTCAGGATCGTCACGGCCCGGACGCGCCGCTGCCGTTCGGCGGTTTTCCGGCTGCAAACCTGCAGGGGAAATAAAAATGCGTGAAAAATTGCTGGATGCTATCCGTCAGCACGTCGCTGCTGAATACCCCAAAGAAGCCTGCGGCCTGATTGTTCAGTCAGGCCAGCAGCAAATCTATATTCCCTGCCGCAACATTGCCGATAAACCCGAGGAGACATTCACGCTCTCCCCGGAAGACCAGCTCGCTGCCCGCGCGCGCGGTGAGATCATCATGCTCATTCATTCCCATCCGGATGTGGTTCGGCTGGTGCCCTCAGAGCTGGACCGGATCCAGTGCGACTGGTCGGGGATTGAGTGGGGGATCATGTCCTGGCCGGACGGGGACTTTTGTACGATCTCCCCGCGTGAAGACCGGGATTATGCCGGGCGGCAGTGGGTGCTGGGTTACGCGGACTGCTGGTCGTTAATCCGTGAATATTATCTGCGCGAATACGGCATTGTTCTCGGGGACTATTCGGTACCTTACGAATGGTGGGAGAGTGGCAAGGAGCGGCTCTACGACGACAACTGGGAGCGCGAGGGATTCGTTGAGATTGCTGCCGGTGCAATGCAGCCCGGTGACATCATCATGATGAGTGTGCAGGCATCGGTGACTAATCACGCCGCGGTATATGTGGGTGACAACATCATTCTCCATCATCTGTTCGGGCATCTTTCTTCGCGAACGCCTTATGGAAAATATTATCGCGACAGAACGGTCCGGGTGGTCAGGCATAAGGACCGAATGCATGGTTAAGACGCTTATTCTCGAAGGGAAAATGGCTAAAAAATTCGGTAAACGCGTTCAGTTTGATGTTGCCGATCTGCGCGAAATGCTCAGGGCCATGTGTTCACAGGTTCCCGGATTCAAAAAATATATGTCGGAAGCTCATATGAAGGGGATCCGTTTCGCCTTTTTTAACGGTGACAACAATATCGGGCTGGAAGAGTTTGATATGACCCGCGGTGGAAGCGTGTACCGGATCGTGCCCGTTTATGAGGGGGCCAAAAATTCAGGCGTCCTGCAGATAGTTGTCGGTGCCGTTGCGCTGGTCGCTGCATTCTTTACCGCCGGTGCGAGTATGGCAGCCTGGGGGGCTGCGATGAGTGCAACAGCCATCAGCGCCACGTCAATTTTGACCGGGGTCGGGGTGTCAATGATGCTGGGTGGCGTTGTCCAGATGCTCACGCCCCAGCCATCCTTCGGCGCGGGTAAATCCTCCAGCACGGACAACACGCCTAACTACGCCTTCGGGGCGCCGGTCAATACGGTCGCTATGGGGCATCCTGTCCCCCTGGCCTATGGTCTGATCGAGGCAGGGGGAGCGATAGTCAGCGCCGGTATGTACTCGAGCGATCAGCAGTAGGCCAGCGGCCACTAACTTAAAGGTGCTTCGGCATCTTTTTTTATGGGTGAAAAAATGCAGCTTCTTAAACAAGAAACCTTCCTGCAGGGTGCCAAAGGGGGAGGTGGCAGTTCCCATACTCCGGTTGAGCAGCCTGACGATCTGCTGTCGGTCGCAAAGTTAAAAATGCTCATTGCCGTTTCTGAGGGGGAAATACAGGGCGACCTGACCGCTCAGAACATTTTTCTCAACGATACGCCGCTGGCAAACGACAGCGGGGAATACAACTTCAGCGGCGTGAAATGGGAGTTCCGCAAGGGCACACAGGACCAGACCTATATTGCCGGGATGCCCCAGGTCGATAACGAGCTGGCGGTGGGCACAACTGTCACCACCACCGCGCCCTGGACACGCCAGTTTACCAATCTTTCCCTGGATGCCATCCGCATCAAGCTCAGCCTTCCGGTCCAGTATCTCTATAAAGATAACGGCGATATGGTGGGCACGGTCACCGAGTATGCGATCGATTTATCAACGGACGGCGGCGCCTGGAAAACGGTTGTAAACGGCAAGTTTGACGGAAAGACCACGACGGAATATCAGCGAGACCACCGTATCGATCTGCCAAAATCCACGTCCGGCTGGTCTGTCAGGGTCAGGCGTATTACGGCTGATGCCAGCGGATCAAATTCGAAACTGGTTAACGCCTTCAAGGTGTTTTCGTATGCGGAAGTCATCGACAGCAAGCTTCGTTATCCTTTAACCGCGCTCCTGTATATCGAAGTGGACAGCAGCCAGTTCAACGGCAGCGCGCCGAAAGTGACCTGTAAGATAAAAGGCAAGCTTATTAAGGTTCCCGATAATTACGATCCGACAACCCGAACCTATTCTGGCTCATGGTCCGGCGGGTTCAAAATGGCCTGGTCCAATAACCCCGCCTGGATATTTTACGATCTGGTTCTTGATGAAATATACGGCATGGGCACGCGCGTGGATGCGTCCATGGTGGATAAGTGGGCGCTGTATTCAATTGCCCAGTATTGCGACGAAATGGTTTCCGACGGGGCCGGTGGTACCGAACCGCGGTTTACCTGCAACGTTTTCATTCAGAGCCAGGAGGACGCCTGGCAGGTACTTAACGATCTCGCCGCGGTATTTCGTGGAATAACGTTCTGGGGCAACGATCAGATTTATGTCCAGGCAGACGTCCCGCAGGACGATGTTGACTGGGTTTATAACGCCTCAAACGTTATCGATGGGCTGTTTACTTATGCGGGCGGCTCATACAAGAATCGCTACAGCTCCTGCCTCGTGTCCTGGTCTGATCCGCAGAACCATTACAGCGATACCGTTGAGGGGGTCTACGATTCAGAGCTTGTAGAGCGTTACGACGTCAGGCAAACGTCCCTGACCGCAATCGGCTGCACCTCGCAAAGTGAAGCGCACCGGCGCGGTCGCTGGGTATTACTCTCCAATGCCAAAGACGGGACCGTATCGTTTGGGGTGGGGCTGGACGGCTATATTCCTCTGCCCGCTGAAATTATCGGTGTCGCCGATCCTTTCCGTTCCGGAAAGGAGAACGGGGGCCGCATAGTGGCGGTCAATGGCCGCCAGATTACGCTGGATCGAGAAATAGATTACGCAGCGAAAGACCGGCTGGTGGTTAACCTGCCCGACGGAAAAGCCCAGACGCGGACAATCAGCGCGGTGAGCGCCGATAAAATAACGGTGACGGTGGCTACGGCCTTCAGTCAGGCACCTGCCGCTGGTGCTGTATGGGCGATAGACAGTGATAACCTCGCGATACAGTACTTCCGGGTCACTTCAATCGCTGCCAACGATGACAGCACAGGCGGTTTCACAATTACGGCCGTTCAGCACGATCCAAACAAATACCGTTACATCGATGACGGCGTTCGGATCGAGTCGCCCCCGATCACCGTCACGCCGATAAGCGTCCTGTCTGCGCCGAAGAATATCGTGGTTACTGAGAGCGATCATGTGTCTCAGGGTCTGACGGTAGCAAGCCTTGACGTGTCATGGGACAAGGTTGAGGGCGCAATCCGGTACGTTGCCCAATGGCGCAAGGATAACGGGGACTGGATCAACGTTCCGGTTACCAGCGCGCAGGGGTTCTCGGTTCAGGGCATTTATTCAGGCAGCTATGATGTGCGCGTCCGGGCGCTGAATGCGCAGGATACGTCGTCACCATGGGGATACGCCGAAACAACGTATCTTTCCGGAAAAACGGGAAAACCGGGTACCCCGCTAAACTTCCTGGCGACCGAAGATGTGGTCTGGCATATCGACCTGACCTGGAAATTTCCCGATGGCTCAGGCGACACGGCCTATACAGAGATTCAGCGCGCCACAACTGCCGACTACGCCAATCCTGAACTACTGGTCCTGGTGCCGTACCCGGCTGCAGATTATCAGCATGGCCCCATGCCTGCTGGCGTTCATCAGTGGTACCGGGCCCGCCTGGTTGACCGCATTGGTAATCAGAGTGATTGGACCGACTGGGTTCGCGGCATGTCAAACGATAACGCCGATGATTATCTGGGTGATATCGCAGACAATTTCCTAACCTCTGCCGACGGGGAACGCCTCACCGGTGACATCGATACCAACATTGAGGGAATACTGCAGAACGCCCTGGCGAACCACGGAACTGTTGAGCACCAGTGGGCACAATACGGAGAAGTGCGTGCCGATATTCTGGTGGTTAAAACGACGATTGCTGAAGTTGATAATGCAATGGCCGAACTGTCAACGCAGGTGCAGGCGCAGATTGAGGATGTTACCGCTTCCCTGGAAGACAAGCTTACAGCCGTCGTAGATGCCTCCGGTGCTTCGGCAATCTACACCCTCAAAACGGGCGTGAGAATAAACGGGGTGATGTACAACGCCGGGATGTCTATTGCAGTGCTTGCAGAGGCAGGGAAGCCGGTAGTCACGCGGGTTGGTTTCAACGCTAACCAGTTCGTGCTGATGAGCGGCAGTGGTGATACCCAGTATTCGCCGTTCGCGGTGGTAAACGGTCAGGTGTTTATCAGCTCAGCGTTTATTCAGGATGGCACGATCACCAATGCCAAAATCGGCGACTTCATCCAGTCCAACAATTATGTTGCAGGATCGCAGGGATGGCGAATTGATAAAGGTGGCACGCTGGAAATGAATGGTGCCACATCAGGGCAGGGCAGATTAACGCTGAATAATACCCGCATGGATGTTTATGATCAGAATGGAACTCTTCGCGTAAGAATAGGACAATTATGATGATTAAATTTTTGGCTATTACAACCTGTTTTATCCTGACTGGATGCGCTTATAAAGAATCAACGGTTGATGCTGACTGCACAGCAGTTTATACGCTGAAAACATTTGTGGTCGGAGGTGATTATCCTGTGAAGATTAATGCGGTCAGGCATGACAGATTTGGGCGAGTTTATTATCGTGCAGCACCAGGGCAATCGTATGTGAATTTTTATGGTCGCTGGCAGCCAGCGACTTCATTTATGCATGGAGACTGCCCACGATGAGCTATGGATACCAAATATTTGATGATACTGGAGTGGATATAACTGGCCTAATTACTCCCATATTTTTCCTTGACAAGTTGACATCGCCATCAGGGACCAAAACATACCCTGCCCCACCGGCAGGTAAAACGCTTAAGGCATTAGTGATAAATTCCATGCTCTGGAATGGTTCGGCAGGTAATTCGTCAGTTAGCGTCAGCGGAAATACTGTGACGTGGAGCGGTCTTGCAGGGAATTCTACATTTTTTGCCATGGTTTACTGGGGGTAGTGATGTCATATGGTATGCAGATTTTGCGGCCGGACGGAAATTTATGGCTAAGTCCTGAGGTAACACCGATGAATCTTATTGATAAAGGTGTCATGGCTGGAATTAATGGCGAGGTATTTCAGACGCGCATCCCATCAGGAATACCGGCTATCTTCTTTGTAAGAATGCAGAATGAATTGTACGCATCATTCAGCCAGATTGACCAAAACGGATACAACTCACTCAGGATTGATGTTAATGCAGGTGTGGGGAGTATCCATATTTATGCTTTTGCTGCGATGGTGGTTGCTTCTCCAGCATTTGGAATCGCGATGTATGACGCTTCAGGTAAAATGATTTATCACGGAAATATGAGGCCACTTGAGTGCTATCAGGTTGCAAGTCAGGGAACAAACACCCGTATTGATGTTGGATATCTTGCCGCCGTGTGTCCTGTGCAGATGTCAGTATATTCTGTTGTTAACTCATCGGTTGGTGGATGGAATATATTTGTATCTTCATCATCAGCATGTGGAAGCATTGTTTCCACACCAAGTCTACAAGTTGCAAACGCATCTGGCCCGGCGGGTTTCATGTGGAGCAATTCAATGTTGGTCATTAACGCATCAAAATATGATTAAGGATTCATAATGTCTACAGGAACTATCACCCTGACAAACGGGTCCGCTATTGTTGGCGGTACCGGAACCTCATTCGCAACCGAACTCGCAGCAGGTGACTTTATTGTCTCTACTGTGGGCGGCGTGTCGTATACATTGCCCGTAAAATCGGTAGAGAGTAATGCGCAACTTACGCTGGTCAGCAATTTCACCGGGCCAACGCAATCCGGTGCGGCCTGGTCAGCTGTTCCCCGCGTGGCGCTGAACATGGTAACTGCCGCACTGGTGGCGCAAAGTGCTGAAGCATTGCGTGGACTGAATTACGACAAACAGAACTGGCAGCAGGTTTTCAGTGTAGCTGGAAACATTACGGTTAAGCTGCCAGACGGCACGATATTCACCGGCCCGTCATGGAAATATCTGTCTGACAATATGGCGACTAAGAGCGGCGGGGCAGTGCCTGTTAACCAGGGCGGTACAGGTTCGACAAGCGCATCAGGCGCTCGAACAAACCTTGGTTTGGGAGACAGCGCAATCAAGAACACTGGTGAGGGTGATAATAATGTGCTGGTGTCTGGGGCGTTTGGCTTGGGTTCTAAAAATTTACCAGTAATCAACGACATCTGGGACAAAAGCCAGGGAACCCGCTTTTGCAATGTTAATCCCGCGACCTCTGGCGGTCCTGGAATGTATGGTTCTGGCATCCGGTTATCAGACCGTAATATTGGGAGTGGGGGCACCCCAGCTGCGCAACAATCCTTTGCCGCCCTGATCCTAAGCGGCAAAGTCATTCAATTTATGGGAATGGCTGATGGCGTCGACACTGGCTGGATGAAGATTTACCACACAGGCAACACAACTCGGGCATCTGATGGCACGTTGAAGGCCGCCTCCCCGATTGTACAGTTATTTGGGGATGGTTCATGCCAGCTTAACGATGAATCTGAAGGATGCACTGTAACCCGCCAGGCTATCGGTGAGTATCTGATTGAAGGGTGTATGGGGCTGAATGCTGACGCTACATGGGGTGGGATTGATGGCGGCTTTGAAATACCCACTGATCGAAATAAGCAGCCTTTAATCTGGCTGGACTATAAGGTTAAGGCTGACGGTTCTATCTTGGTGAAAACCTACCACCGCACACATCCTTCGGCACCTGCTTATGCCAGAAATGAACGTGACGGGATCAATGACGGAGAGCCTATTGATATCCCGTCAGATCAGTTCGTCAGCGTTCGAGTAGAAATGCCTGCTAACAGCATCTGGAATCAAAAACAGCTGGCTGCTAAAAAAGCTCTCGATGACGCTCATGAATTAGAAGCCAACAAAGAGAGTGGCTCTTGATAGGGCTGCCGCCCATCGCATGAAAAACGGGCGGCAACTGGTTGCTCTGTATTCATGCCCGAGTAAAATTTACAGGCCAACCTGGCGAACGGTCGGGGACTCAGAAACCAGCCACATATCGGACTCTTCAAACATTTCCTCCAGCATGCGGTTCAGTTTTTCCCGATCGCTTTTACTTGCATCGCTATTCAAGCCGTTCGCCTGCATCGGCTTTACCTTCACTTCGGCATCAGGGAAAATCTGGTGCACCCGCTTCGTCAGCTCGGCCAGTATGATCTCTCTGGCTCCTTCGAGCCCCGCAACATTACGCTTGTCATAAACCAGTTCAACAAACATACCGATCCTCTTATAAGTGAAAACTGCCTGTGCTTGATCTGTTTTCATAAAAATACTACTGTATATATATGGGTCTTCCCTTGTTGTGGTGGCTGAAGGCATGATAATGGTGTATTTAATCGCCAGAGGTCACCGCCATGGACGAAAA